ACATACGTCAACGAAGGCATCGAGGAAACATACCGAAAAGCCGGGCTGCGCTACGTCTGGACCGGCGTAACGGATGCCGAGGACGTGGTCAAGATCGTGAACAGCTCTGGCCTTTCCTCGAACAACAACCGGTTCATTCAGGGCATGAAGCGCGCCGGAGCTTCACCGGTGCGAGACTTCGAAACCGGCGGCAGCGATAACGTATTTACACGACTTGGAGTCGACGGAACAACCGCCAAATTTGATGATTGCTACCGAGGATCAACCTACCGCATACTGATAGACCCGAAGGAGATGGAGCGTACCGACTGGTACGCATACGCGACTGACAGATACGGAACCGTGGAGGAAAGCAGGATGGCGGCAAGAACAGCCCCGATAGACTTCATCAAGCAGATGAAAAAGAACTACTCGGACGACAACGAGATCATGTTCAGAAAAGGGATCGCGAAGGAGAGCTTCACCGGTATATCCTGCGAGACGGACCGCCTGCGGGCAACATTGCTGCAGGAATTCAAAAAAGCAGGCATCACAGAGGTCAACGGAATCCCGATAGAGACATTCGTCCGGGTAAGCTCCGAGATCGCAAATCCATAAGGAGGTAGGTCATGGATAGACGAAAGGTTTATATATGCAAGCAAACCAACGACAAGGAATTTATAGACGTCGTGTGCGACTGCCACATGCATAACGGCAGCCTGCGCTTCTTAATTCCGCCGGACCGTGGACACACGATTCCGGGAGAAGTGCTGCGTGAGACGGAGGACGGCTTCGTATTCCGGTCCACCGGGTACAACCCCGGAGAGTGGACCTTCAAGGAACTGACGATCCGGGACTTTAAGCGGAAGTATTTCAAGCTGGTAGTGGGCGGCGAGGAAATGGCGCTCACCATCAAGACGACCGAAGACCTCCACGAATGGTACCGGAAGGAATTCAAGTTTTAGAGAGGAGGCACAGAGATGATCAAATTCAATGACATCATCCAGCCGCTGGTGAAAACGCCAAGCACCAAGAGCGACATCATCAAAGGCAGATTTAAGATACAGAAGTCCGAAGACGACAAAATGCTGGCCTTCGGATGGGCGAACGTCGCCGTAACCGCAGGAGGCGAGCAAATCGAGGACTATCACGAAGACCTGATAGACCCAGAGGAGCTGGAACAGGCAGCCTACAAATTCGTAGAGCTCTACCGCGAAGGCGGCGAGATGCACGAGCGCGGAGGCGTGGCTGTTTTGGTAGAGAGCATGGTATTCACCAAAGAGAAGCAGAACGCCCTCGGCATTGCAGAAGGGACGATCCCGGAAGGATGGTGGATCGGTTTCAAGGTAACCGACCCAGACGTCTGGGACAAAGTCAAAGACGGCACATACAGCATGTTCTCCATTGAGGGAGAGGCCGTCCGGGAGGAGGTCCCGGCATGAAGCACAACTTAATAACCAGGATAAGCCAGGCGACGCTCAAAAGGCGTCGTTTGTTTTATTAATAAAGCGGAAAGGAGGAAAGCACAAAATGGCAACAAAACTAAAAGACCTGAAGGTAACGAAGGTGGACTTTGTCGACGCCGGAGCCAACCCGGGAGCCAACATCATGATTTATAAGAACAAGGAAGGCGCGCCCCCGGATGAAGGAACCGGCAAGAATCCCGACACGCCGGGAGGGAAACCGGAGAACGCCTTCAAACGTGTTCTGACGGCGGTAGCCAAAGCCATTGGAATCGATGACGAAAAGGAAATCGACGAAACGCTGGGAGCATTGGCAAAAGGCAGAGAAGCTGAATCATTCAACGAAAAAATGCAGGAAGCAGCACGGCGCAGAATTACCAGCGAAATCTGGGACATTTGCTACGCCCTCGAAGAAAGCCTCTGCTCCGTTATTATGGACGACGAACTGCCGTGGGAGTCCAAGGCCGACGCGATGAAGGAAAGCCTAACGCAATTCGACACCGCAATGGCCGACATGATCCCGGCGTGGTCGTCAGGAAAAACCGCAAACAAGATCGTCAAGAACGAGCAGCCCATCACCACCGCAAGGCTTGAGGTAGCCAAGGCAGCCAAGGAAAAGCTGGAGGCTATCATCGCCAAGGCGGAAAAGACCCCGGAAACCGATCCGGAGGACACGTCCGTTCAAGACGGATGCAAGGACCCAAAAACCAAAAAATCGAAAGGAGAACCACAGGACATGAAAATTGACAAATCCAAACTCACACCTGAAGAACTGGCCGCACTCGAAGCAATCGAGAAGAAGGCCGGAATTCAGGAAGACACTACCCCACCCGCTGCTACCGGAACCGACCCCGCGTCGCAAAAGGAGCAGCCACAGAACCTGCGGCCAATAACAACGAGCCGGAGGACATCTACAAAGGACTTCACCCCGCAATCAAAGCGGAGCTGGAGAGCCTGCGCAAGACCGCAGACAGACTGGAAGACAGAGAGCTGGAGGAAGTCGCGAAGAAGTATGAGATCATCGGTAAGAAGGCCGAGGAGCTCGTGCCCATCTTTAAGAACCTGAAAGCTGCCGGAGGCAATGCATACGACCAGATGATAACCGTACTCGACGCCAGCGTGGAAGCGTTCGAAAAGAGCGGCATCTTCAACGAAGTCGGCAAGAAGGGCTCCGGAACCGCAGACGCATGGACGCTAATCGAAAAGCACGCCGACGAAATCCAAAAGTCCATGCCGACCCTAAGCAGGACCCAGGCAATCGAAAAGGCGTGCGACCAACACCCTGAACTCGTAGCTGAATACGAGAACCAGAGATAAGGAGGAGAACACAATGTTTATAAGCACAGCAATCAATGATACCCCGACTATCGTCGGGAAGGCTGGAATCCCATTAGTGGGCGCAGCGTTCCATGCCGCAGTATTTGACGCAGCAGGCGACATCGTCCCTGCTGGAGCCGGAGCAAACGCAGTCGGCTTATTCGTCCCAACCACCCCTGACGTCGTGGCAGCAGGAGCTGACGTAAACGTCCAGATCAAGGACATCGGCCTGTGGGTAACCGGCGCTGCAGTATTGGCCGGAGCCGAAGTAGCATCCAACGCAGTAGGGCAAGCCATCACAGCAGCAGCTAACGCATTCATTGTCGGAATCGCACTCGAAACCGCAACCGCAGCAGGACAGATCATCAAGGTGCAGATCGTCAAAGCCGGTTACAAGAACGGCGGAGCCGTAGCACCGCTGACATTTGCAGGGCTTACAGACGTATCCTTCGCTAACATTGCCGATGGAGACGCAATCACCTATGACCTTGGAACAACCAAATACGTCAACAAGGCGCTCGCATTGACAGACCTTGCAGACATCAGCATCGCGAACCTTGCAGACGGGGACTCCATCATTTACGAATTAGCAACCCAGACATACATCAACAAGGCTCTCGGTTTCGCCGACCTTGCTGACGTGAACGTCGCTGCCGTCGGAGACGGAGACGCGATCGTCTATGACCTCGCAACGACAAAATACACCAACAAAGCACTTTCACTCGATGATCTCGCAGACGTAGAGATAGCGAACCCGGCAAACGCCGAAACGCTGACATACGTAGGTGCAGACACCAAGTGGAAAAACCTTTAAGAGAGAGGAGATAGAAAACTATGAACGGTAACGGATTAAGCACAGCCGGACTTCAGGCGAGAATCGCCAAGAACTGGCAGCCCAACAACTACCTGACCAACATGAGCATGGCCTTCTTCCAAGAGGAGGGAGACTTTGTAGCGCCGTCCATTTTCCCAATTTGCCCCGTAGGACTTAGCTCCAGCTATTACTACACATTCAGCAAGGCCGACCTTGCCAGAGACAACGTGGCACGCAAGCCCGCATTCGGAAAGGTTCAGCCCGCGCTGATGGGGCAGACCGACAGCACATACAAATGCGAAGTGGATCAGGTCATCGTAGGCGTCGACCAGATCGACGCATTGAACTACCAGAGGAGCAGAGCTCCCGGAGTAGCAGACCCCAGAAGGGCAAAAGTAAGATTTGCCACCGAGCAATTGAAGCTGCACTTAGATTTAATCTTCGCGCAGAACTTCTTCACCCCAGCCGCGTGGAACAACGTATGGACCGGCGTAGCAGGAAACCCGGCACCAAACCAATTCCTGAAATTTAACGACGCCAACTTCGACCCCGTGAACTTCTTCGACGCGAGGATGAAGGACATCAAGCAGAGTGGACGCAGAACACCGAACAGACTGGCGCTGGGCGTCGACGCGTACAACGCGCTGAAGAACCACCCGGACATCGTCGAAAGAGTCAAATACACCGGTAGCACCGCGAACCCTGCCATCGTAACAACCGCAGCGCTCGCAGCCATCCTACAGATCGAGCAGGTCCGAGTGCTTGAGAGCACCTACAACAGAGGCGGCCTCGGCGTCGAAGACATGCAGTTTGTATGCGCAACCGACGGAGCACTCCTCTGCTATGCTACCAACAGCCCGTCCATCGACGAACCCAGCGCAGGCTACATCTTCACATGGGATATGCTCGGCAACGGCCAGTACACCGCGATGGATCAATTCGAAGGCGAAAAAGGCACGCACTCTGAATTCATCGAGGGCCTCATGGCAACCGACATGAAGAAGACTTCTGACGACTTGGCGATTTATTTCGACCAGTGCGTATAAGCAAAGGAGGAGCGTAGATGAACGGTTACACATGCATTAAATCATGCACATTTGGAGGCGTCGCTTACTCGGTAGGCGACGCTATCCCCTCCGGTGCCGTTCTTCCGAGCCGCGAGAGAGTCTTAATCAAACAGGGCTTCATTGCCCCGGCAGTGCAAACAGAATCGCTGCTGGAGGAAAACAAAACCTTAAAGGCAAAGGTAGACGCACTCGAAAAAGGAGCCGCCAGAGCCGCAGAATTGC